CTTGTCATCATTAGCTTTCTCTAAATCTTCTTTTGTGTATTTCATTTCTGCACCCCTGCTTTTTTTAGGAAGAGGGTTTTGTTGAATTTATCTCTTAGTCCGCCATCATCAGCTGGTTGCTTTGCTTCTTCCTCGTAGATGTCTGCTATTGCATTTACAAACTTCTTATACATTTCTTCATTTACAAAGCAAGGAATAAACTCTTTGCAAGTTTCAGCAATCTTTCTTTGGGTTGGGTTCATTTTATCTCCGCCCTGCAAAAAGGGCATTTAATCTTCTTTCCAGTTTCTTCCCCTGGATGGCTCACGATTGCACCACAACCAGGACAGATTTTTCTAACCATTTTAATTCTCCTTTAAGATAACATTCTTTGGATCAAACAAAACTTTAATTTCTTGAGATTTAATTATTGTCATATTATCTCCTGGAAGATATGAAATCAACCATTTTTCTAATCGCTCTGAATCTGTTTGTCTTGTAGTTGAACTCTATTTGTTGCTTCTTTTCTAGGTTGTCCCTGTCCAGGAAGTCCTTCCTCATCCTCTGGTACTCAGGGGATATGTTCTTCCTGTTCTCCAACTCCGCCTTCCTTGCTATGTCGTTTGGGTACTTGTGCTTGACCTTCTCTCCGTTGGTCTCTACCTTGATCTCCTCCTTGGCTATGTTGGCCATCTCAGCGTATTCCCAGTTGTCCATGAGCTTCTTAAGCTCGGACTTCTTGAATATGTAACCTAAGATTCTGCTCTCTATCTCCTTGATCTCCCCAGGTAGCTCATCCAGCTCCTTCATTATTGTTTCTTGTTTTTCTTGCATTTTTTAATCGCCTCCGTTATCCTTTTATCAGCTTTGGAAAACCATTCATCCATCAATCTTAGCTTACCAAATAAACTCCATATTAAACTATCTAAGTAAGGTCCAAGACCATAACATCCTGCCCAGCAATTAACTTCTCTTATTCTATTATTATAACTGATAGTTACTTTCCAATGGTTTATACTCAAAAATCTTACTAAGAAATTTCTTTTTCTAATTGACAATATTCTTATGCTTTTTCCCCTAATTGGTAATTCTATTTTCATTTGATATTCGCCTCCTGTTATGTTATCATTTATAATCATATATTTAGGAACCTAGAATGAAGGGTAACAAAAAAGATGATGCTCATCACAATTTATCACTATTCTGAGGTCTTCCTTATATGATTACAATTCCATGATGATGAAACCCGATTCTGATTTCTTGATTAGTTCTGCCAGTTGCTCTTTATTCAGTACTGCTCTTAAGTCAACAACAAACTCATCGCACTTAGAATGTGGTTCTATCGTCTTGATTATGCTGCTTATTTTCATATTAATTGTCTCAGTCTTATTCCTTTATAAAGATTTATTTTTTTCATTATATACTATCCGATGTAAGATGGTGTTTTTTCTTTCTCTTGCTTTTTGACGTCCATGGTGTCGTAGAGCTCTAGGAAGGCCTTCTCCAAAGTCTTGGCCATGTGTATCAATTCTTTCTTGTCTGTGCCTGCCCTCTTCATCGCATCGATTATGGGAACCATCAGGTTCATGCAGAGGGTAACAGTGATTGATTCTGCGATTGCCATGGATTGGTCTTTCTCATCTAAGGAAAGGAAGAAATCCCCGATTCCTCTTTTCAGATCCTCCAGGGTTCCTATGTTCTCTGCCATGCCCTTCTGGACGATATCCTTCATCCTCTCGATCTGCTTCTTCTTTTTTGGGGATAACTTCTCAAAAGCTTCTTTGTCTCCAATATCTGTGAATTTCATGTCAGTCATCTTCCCTTCTCCTTTCTTCTGATCTTATGTTTTTGGTGAGCCAGTACAGCTCGCTTTCATTCATATCGCAAATTTGTTTCATTTTAAAATCCCATCCTTCTTCCATATAAAGAAGTTGAAGGCTATTGAAGAGCCAATTGCAAAACTTAGAGGTAATTTTAATTCTGTCCAATTAGTAAAAAGATATACAAACCACAACATAAGCCAGACAAAATTTATTCCGGCTAACATTTGACACAGTTTCTTTGAATTCATTTTTCTACCCCGCAAGCTAATAGAAATCCGTCATCAGTTTTCCAACCTTCCTTATACGCTTTTTCTATTAGCTTGATTGCTTCTCCTAAAGTTAGATCATCAATATGCATTATTCATCAACCCCGCATTTCTTTTTGAAATCTTCCTCATTAAAAAAAATTGGATCTATTTTTTTGAAATATTCAGATAAATCTTTAATAAGCTTTTCTTTAGCTATTTTGAACTGTTCTTCTGCATACAACACTTCATACGACTCAGTTTCAGTTCCCTTAAAAAGGTGTGCATGGTGACCATCGTCATAAACTGGTAGCTTATGATTCTTAATCCTCCTCGATATTTCATCAATGTGTTTAGTTCCAACCATCTTCAAATTATCTCCACATGCTCAACATCAACCAACAGCATTTCTCCTGTCGGAGCAATAGTTATTTCTAACTTTGTGCCACAGTGTGGGCATCTAGTCTTTTTAGTTTCCATTCTAATCAACAATAGTCTTTTCAAATTGTTTTAAAGCTTCAAAGACTCCTTTAACCTCAGAATCTAAGCCAAGACTATCAAAGCCTTTCAACTTCCTCATCAAGTAAACAAGATAATGGCCTTCTATTCTTGCATCAGCTTGATATCTGTTTCTTGTCACTAGTGCCAAAGCTATAAGATTTAATGTCTCTTCGTTATAATCGCATTTTGTCATTTTTCCTAAACCTCCATTTATAGTCTTCAACATATAGGTTCTTTTATAAATGTTTCTGTTCATTCTTCCTCTGCCTTTCTTTCCTCATGATACCTTTTATCTGCAACTGGCTTGTCTGATGTTCGGAGCGGAAGCATCCCTGGCAGACCGGCTTCCCTCTCCAGTAGGCTGTTGGTTCTGCATTAAAACATATCTGACAATCTTTCATCTTCTTGCCTCTTGCAGTTCCTTTAGTTTTGCCTGGCCTTCTTTAAAATCTTTATGTTTCGACACTATGTTCCCCAATCCAAAAGCATTCTTCAGCTGGATCTTCTTTGATTTGCCGCAGTAAGGACAGACAAATATGTATCTAGTGCTGACAACATCCCTCAACGAGTACTTATTACAAAAATTGCATATCAGGATTGCGTATACTATCTTTCCGCCTCCTTCAGCAGTATCTTGAACTGTCTGAGAGTTAACTTTTCATTGAACTTATTGTTGAAGAACTTCAGCACTCCTTCGACTGTTGCATTCTTGGCCCTGGCTACTCCTTCATTCCTGATCCATTCAACTGCTTTTTTTGAAACAATTTTTGGAATGTTTTCTTCTTCCTTCTTCAATCTCTTAATTTCTTTTCTTAGATATTCAGCTTTTATCAAGTTATCCTTTAGTTTATTTTTCGCTTTTTCTAACCGCATGAATTCTTTTTTATATGTAGAATTGAACCAATTTGAAAGACTTTTGATACATGGATTATTTTTGGAATGCTCTAAAACATCGTCTTCGAGATAAACTGTTGTGATAGTTGTCTTATCTCTTTTTTCCATTCCCACCACCTGTACTGTTCTGATCTCTTAATCTGGCTTTTAAGATATTTTCTTTGCTTAGAATATCTTCCTGTCCATCAACTTCTGAAACAATCTTTATAGAAAACTGGTCTTCATCGACAATCTTGGCAGTGAAGTGCAAGCCGTCCTTTGTCTTTATTTTATAAACTTTGTCTGGGCTGTACATAATTAATCACTCTCTTTTTCAATAAGTAAATCTTTTAACCTTTATAAAACTTTCCAGACTTCTGTCATAGATTATTAATAATTAAATAATCTGTGACAACCCCCCCTAATCATTTCTAGTGGAATCTTAATTTTCAATTTGTATGCCAGTCGTAAATAAATAAATAATAAATAAATAATCTATGACTATACATACATACATACATACATACTAAGTAATAGATTATTAATATATAAATAATCTGTGACAAAATAAGAAGAAAACTTGGGGTTCACATGCAAAAGGACTGGTATAACGCCCTCAAACCCCAAGGATAAGTACCCAATTTCTTGGATTTTTTGATGAAAACTAAGTAATATTTAAAGATTTCTCCAAATTTAGGTGATATTTCGGTAGTTTTTTGGTACTAATTAGGTGCATTGATGCTTAGAATAGCCCTAATAACTCCATAGTAGCTCCCTGGGAGGAGATTGTTATGCTGGATGGCATAAGTATCATATAACTAATTTTAATGGGGCAGCTAGGATTCGAACCTAGATTGAGTGGTCCCAAACCGCCCGTGCTGCCATTACATCACTGCCCCAATTTACATTCATGATAAGGAAAATAGAAAGTGTTCTCTCCAGAACCCCTCTCTATCCAGATGACTTCTCCCTGGTAAGGACATTCAACAGCGCACTTCAGCACATGCTCAAGCTTGCAGTAATTCCTGTCTCCGATCCCTATAAATTTTCTGTAAAGCTGACACTTGGCTATCTCTTCCCTTATTATTGCTTGTAGGATGTTCTTCTTCATAGATCAACTTTCTTGAAGTAGAACTCTGCTAAAGCAAAGGCGATCTCAACAATTCCTGCAGACAAGCTTGCAACCAAAAAGCTATCTGAAATGAACCATCCCAATAACGCTCCCAGGACAGTTATCGCTGTCTTCTTTCTTCCCTTAACGAATCTCCATAGATTCCAACCATACCAACTCCAATTCGGACTTTTTTGCATTTTTATTCACCTCAGTTATGTTAAAACAGATATTATTAATAAAATTATCCCAATCATACTAAAGATCCACTTAATCATCGTTATTGAGGATCTGTTCCCGGCAACAATAGGGACTAAATCATCAACCTTAGTTACCAAGTACATTAACATTTCCTTGTTTGTGAAACTAGCATTCCCATTTCTCTTTTTGAATTCTTCTATCACTTCTTTCATATATAAGCATTCCTTATTGATTCCTTTACTCCATCCTTGATGGTTTCCACGCTTGACAGCTTACTATCAATCACGGTCTCTGCATTGCTTAGAGTTGTCAAGCTCTGCTCATAGTAAACCTTGTTTGAATCATCATCGTATTTTGTGGTTCCTAATTCATCTTCAACATCAGAAAAGAATTGGATCTTTTGGTTATCCCATTCAGACATTGAAGAAGTAAACTTCTCATCTCCATCGTAGTCCTCTAACTCTGACTTCTCTCCAACTGCTTCACTACCTCTAAGCAGATGGACAACTTGATATTCTCCTTTGTGGACTCCTACCACTGGCTTGAACTGATCTCCAACCACTACAATAAATCCAAACTTATGAATGAAGTAAATGATATCACCATCTTTAAGTTCCACTTCTGCAATCTCTGATAAACTCTCAATAATTTTGTATTCAACCATAGTACATCGCATAATCAGAAATGTAATCTATTTCTGAATTATCTCCTCTTTGTATTGTGAACTTAACAAATAAAAAAGTTCCTAAGTAATGTATCTTTGCTAATTCTTTTTCAGTAACTTCAATCCAATGTGCTTGATTATCAAATGAAACTTCTGTTTTTAATGTTCCAGATGTTAAACTATGTAAAGATTTTATAATAACACTGGTTTCATTTCCAGATAAGGTTCTTAAATCTGTTATGATGTAACCATTAACGTCATCAAAATCGGATAATTCAAATGCTGGATAATATTGAAATTGAGTATCAAAAACCTCTCTGGTAATGCTAAATCCATTGTTTACTATTGTTCCTTTGGTCATGGTTCCTTTACAAAGAACAATTCCTCTTGAATAAGCTTGTAGAGGAACATTGTACCAACAACCGTTAGCATTACATTGTATTCTGGTATTTGCCGGATTATCTGCTCGTTCAGAATCAGTATCTGTTCCATATTCATCTCCACCACTATTAACTGTGGTTCCAGAAGGCATTTGCATTATAGCAGAAGTTACATTTGTTCCATAACAAATACTCCAAATTTGAGCATAGGTATTTGATTCAGTATCATCAAAGGTGTCAATCCTATAACAATTTCTCCCGCTTCCACCAGAAGTATCTTGTGTGCTAAAAGTACCAAGCAACTCAATGTAATAAGCTTGTTTTCCAACATCATTAGCATCACTTGTTTTGAGAGCAGTTACGCCTGTTACATAAGTGGAATTAAGTCTTGCACCTGTTGGTGTAGTTCCTGTTCCGACATAGAGAGTCTGCATAACTTTACTTCTTGCTTTTCCCCATGTAGAACTATCGTCATAGTAAAGTCTCCAAATACCAACATCTAAAGTTATCATCTTACAACCATTAATCTCCCAGTCTCCAATACCTGAAATAGAAGTTGCATAAATATCTATAAAGTACATTGTAGAACTTGCCCAGTTAATTGTTTCATACCAATCATTTCCACTATTATAATCCATGTTAGAAACAAAAGAAGCAGTATCAGAAGTGAAGTTATCTGACTTAAAATTATCCTGACTTGTTATTGTCTTTCCATCCAGGGCATAATTGATTGGTCCTAGCAGACCGAAAGAATAATTGTGTTTCAGTTTCTCTTCTGTAACATGCTTCTTTATAGGATCAACGTCCTTGATGTAATAAAGCTTAACCATAGTAGCAGCCATAACCGGTTATATAATCTGTTCCGGTGTTCCCTCCAGTCCTGTCAAAATACCACTTGATCTTGAGCTGTGTGCCTGCATTTAGTATCTCTGACAATTCTTTTTCAGTAACAGCAGTCCAATTAGATCCGTTGTCGAAACTCACTGAGGTTGTGACAACTGTTGTGGATTCCTTAGTTATGTCTCCCTTCACTATGGCCACAGTTTCGCTTCCGCCAATCGTATGAACATCTGTAATCAGGGTGCAATAATCCTGTCCACTATTGCAGTTGTATCTATCATTCCCAGCATCGTAAGTTAAGTTTGTTTTTGTTGAAGCCGTGTCTGATGTAAATAAATCGACATCCAGATTATCCTGGTTGGTGGTTGTCTCTCCGTCCAGAGCGAAGTTTATCGAGCTAGTTAGCATGAAACCCAGATTCTCCATAAGGTCAGATCCGAATAGATCATCCCCATCCTTTTTGTAATTAAATTCAAAAGCCATTATGCATTCACCTCTATTTCTATATTTGTTATTGTGTAATTGTTTCCAATAGCCTTCCACTTGATCCATTTGCCTGTTGCTGTGAATGTGTGGATCGCCCCGCTTGTTGCTTCCTCGTAAGTGTAGGGTCCGTCAACATTATCAGATAGGCCCAAACGAAAGTCTAAAAAATCTCCACTACCAACCCAAATAGGTTTAGCAGTAGTAATTGCTTCATTGTTTCCCCATATTGGATTACTCTCTTGTGCCTTGAAACTTGGGAAATCAAACTTTATTTTAGCCATTTTAGATTAGTTGGAACTCGTCCTCAAACTCAGTTATACTTGTTGCATTAACATAACTTCCGGTAATGTTTATAAAATATTCAACACCAGCAGTAGCATTTATTATCGTTACCCACGAGGTAGTAAGCAAGATGTTATTGTATTTAACCAATAAGGTTTCTGAAAATGCGTCTAATTTTGCTTGTACTTCTCCATCTATATCAGCGGTTATGTTGTAGCTGTAACCACAACTATCTTCATTCAAAGGGCTCATATCATATTGGTAAAAGGAACTTGTAGTCCAATTGTAGTAACTGAAATTTGTTAGGAAGTAAACCAGTCCACTCATTCCGGGACAAAGTTCTACATTCACACCAAGAAGTATATAACTGAAATATCTCAGTTCTGATTGATGTGGTGTTTTATCAAAAGCAATACAATTAACATCCCACCCATAGTTGCCTTCTGGAAAGGTTATTGGAGCAAAGTTATTTATTACGCTATTGTTGTCAACATTGTAAATAGTTTGGTTAATGGTTCCGTTTATTCTCAAGGAACAGCTTTCTGCGATATCATAATCAGTTATAGAGAAGTTAAATAGAACATTGGCTCCAAGAAAATAAGAAGAATCATTAGCCGGAGAATCTAAAGTAATCTCTATTCCACTTCCGGTTATATTAACTGTTCTTAAAGCAGATTGGTTTGTGGTAGTTTCATCAAAGGCAGTGCATACTACATTCCACTCATATACTCCTGTTGGAAATTCCACATCATTAAAGTTTGTAACAACACTATTGTTGCTTACTCCATAGATTGTTTGATTTACTATTCCTTCTATCTTTAAATCACAACTTTGAATGGGTTTGATATCACTTGCTGAGAAGTTAAAGGTAACTGGATGGTAAGCAAGGAACTCTTCCAAATCATCTGGCTTGTTGGAAGTAACAACCAATTCGCTTGGAAAGGTTAGATTGACTTGTAAGCACCCTGAAGTTGAATTTGCGTATTCATTACCCAATTCATCAATAAAAGAGCAGTAGAGGCAATGTATTCCCTCTGAGATGTCATCATATACTGTGTAGGCATGGGAAACTGTGTTCAAAGTAGCAAATAGGTAATTTTCATTCAAATCAATTGTAGCGGTATGGTTTAAGTTCTGGTCTAAAATACAAGAGCCATTTGAAATCTTATTAGTAGTTACAGTTAAAGATAAAAGGTCTGAGGTTATATGTACCATTTCATCAGTATTCCAAGCCTCAGTATCTCCGATAACATTATTAGATGTTACATTCCAGCTTGAGTTGGTTGGTGGAGTTGTATCAGGTGGAGTAGGAAGAAGGTAAGAAAAGTTGTCAAATTTAAAATGAAAAGCTGGGTCAAAACCACCATTTAATGCACCTATACAAGCAGCTTCACTAAACTTAGGAGATTGTACTGTTGGGTTATCAAAATCCCAATAAGTTGTTGCAGTCCAACTTACGCCATTTGCACTATAATAACCAGTAATTCTGGTTAAAGTTTTCTCTATTTTTAAATAAACCGGAGTTGAAATAGACCAAGCAATTTGTTGATAAACTTCATTAACACCCGGAGTATGAATATAAAAACGGAGCTCTTCAGTACAGTCAGACCTCAAATCAAACCCAGCATAATAATCAGTACTACTGCTCTTTCCATCTCTTCCACAATTAGCCATATCTCCTATATAAAAAGTACCAAGACCAACACAACCAGAACTACCTACTCCAGACATATAAGTTTGAATTACAAAAGTTTCTTCTGAATCTTTTGCAAAAGACTCTGAACGACCAACACCAGAACCTGAACCAGAACAATCCATTACCTGACCAGTTTCAGAACAGGCAGTATTTGGACCAGTAGTTGGAGGACTCCATATCAAAGGGTCTATACTATTATCATCAAAATCGTCCAACACATCAGCAGAAGCAAAACTACTTATAAGTATTGTTATAACTATACCAAACAATATAAGTAAAACCTTCTTTGACTTATAGCTCATTTTAGTAAATTAACCTCATCACAAACTCCCCTATCCATTTCATACCCTCTGCATCTTCCAAACTCATCAAAGTCTCTATCGCCTATTGGTACATTCCATTGTGAAACATACTCGTCCTTTAGATTAACATAACCTAAGTATTCCTTTCCACCTGCTTTTATCCCAATCCTTTCTCCAGAATAGTATTCAGTTTTGTATCCTTTTAATTCTGTAACAGTGTATTCATATCCACCTTCCCAAGATTTGTTTAAAGCATTATAAATTAATGGTACTTGGATAACTTTATCTTTATAAATTGGAACTTGCTTTGAAAGGTTCTCATAAATGTATTGGTAACCTATTAGTATTGGGTCCAAAGAACCAAATGTATATTTAATCCTATCAGCATCATGCATATCAACAATCAGTTTAAACTCTTTCTTAGAATATCTTGGAAAAACAAAGACATACAATCTATCATCCGGTATATTTCCTAACCTTGTCTCCATAGTAAAGTTAGTAAATTTCCACTTGCCATAATACTTAACATAAAGGTCAAAGTTCTTAACGTCTGGAGAGAAGTCCATAGTCCAATCGCCTTTATTGTATAGATAAACACTTCTGCTTCCTTTGTTAGTTACATCACAATAAACTTCACAATGTAATCCATCGCAGACTTTATCTTCACACTCAATTGTAAGTCCCGGTATTAGAGATAGAAAAGCCATCAGAGCCACGAAAGTCGTAGCTGAGATTATGTAAACCCTGTTACCAAACATCTTTTTTAAATCTACCATTATTCTATTAATGTTTTTATAACAAACACAATTTCATCTGTGTCTGTCTTTGAAATTGAATCAAATACATCTCTGCTTTTCATAAGCGGTGTTCCATCTGTATTGAATAAACCCATCTCTGAGATAGAATATCCATTAGCCTCAACTGTGCTTATCCTACATCTTATTTCTACTTGTAAATTGGTGTAATCAATTATTGGATAACCACTTTCAAATAGTTTAGTGTAATCATCACTGCTAATTACTTTTATATCATCCATAGCAAAGTCTCCTACACTCCAAGTTATCCCTGCTCCGGTAGCAGTCAAACCAACATAAGTATAATCCATAGCTGAAAGAGAAGGAGAGCCAGTTGTACTATCTGAATTAGAACTTGTTAGGTTATCAATCAAATTCCAACCTACTGCTAAATCTGCTTTGTCCTTTTGCCATTCATAGTAATCTCCTGCCCCGGAACCAAACCTAATTGTAAGACAATTGGAAGTAGCCAACTTGGTTAAGGCAGTAGCATCTTTGATATAAACCCAAATACTTAACTCTTTACTTGTAAAATCTCTACTTGTTGTTGTTTTGTAAGTAGAAGCTGTTGCACTTGCACTTCCATCTTTGGTTAGATTTAAACTATTACTTCCTTCTTTGTAAGTAGTGGAATTGAGTGAGGTGGTCATATCAGCTGAATCTGTCCAATCAGCAGTTTCACAATCATCTACTGATTCAGTTCCAGCTATTGGTATAGGATTTCCCATATCAGTATCTAAAACAGTAGCAGTAGTATCATCGCTACCTATCTTAAATTGAGTAACTTCACTTCTTGTTGGTACTGCTGAATATGTACGGTCAAGCATTATCTTTCTTCCTGAGTTTGTAATTAATCCTCCACTAACAATTTTGACCACCTCTTTTGTTATTTGTCATTTTAAAACTCCAATTGTTTATCTACCAAATTCCAATTAGCATCTCCAACCCCCTTAAAGTCTTCATCATAAAAGTTTTCAATATACTTTTGGTCCTTCCATACTCTCCTAATCAATACCTCTCCGACACTGAAAGCACTTCCTAACTTGTTTACTCCAACTACATCATAGTTTGGGTGTCCAACAATAAAACCATCAGCATCTATTGTTTTCCTATAAGCATCAATATATCTCCTATAATATCTAACTGAATTTGGTAAGTTTTTAATTGATATGATTAAATCAGTATTCTTTTGGTTCTCTTCTTCTAATCGTCTTATTCTTTCAATTGTAAACATCCCCCAATCAGCAAGTTTATATTCCTTATCTCCGAGAGTTAGTTCATCTCCTTTGTGTGGAAACTTCTTTGTAATCTTACCGATAACTAAATCTCTATCTTCATCATTTAGAATATCAGTAACTCTTACTTTTTGTCCTGCTTCATAATCAATTACATTTTTAGGAATTAGTTGTGGAATAGTGATAAAAGGTTCAGAGTATTTACTTAACCAAGCATTACCTCTCTTCTCTGAATCATCAACAGTTTGAATATCTGAAAAGAATTTTTCATTCTCGTAAATTCCATATTTGCTTTGACTTGCTGTATCTTCAACCCGTACTGGAACAGGAATAGCATTGGTGTAGGTTACTTTTACATTTTTGGAACCAATTGCCGGAGACCAATTATCAGTTGCAGATAATTTCTTTGTTTCTTTATCAATATTATAATCATAAGTTCCAGAGGTAGAATCTTCAACTCCGGGAACTTTCAAGATAAGTGTTCCAGCTACATCCTCCCATACCTGAACAGCTATTGGTTTCTTAGCCAAAGTAAATATTTGATTTGCTAAGCCATCTCCATCAAAGAATACATCATCTTGTACTTCTTGTACTGCTCCTTTTACGGTTAGCTTGTTTACGCATTGGGTATTATCTTCCACCCACTTGGGAAGGTTGGAAACATTGTTATTTGCTCCACCAACATAAAGAGTATTTCCGCTTGTGTATCCTTTTGGTTCAAAATGAACTTTGCTATCAGAAGCATCATAGTAAATTTGATAATCATAGATATCTGCTAAGATTTGTAATCTTGATAATACATCAGTTCCATTACAGATAAACTTCTTTAGTACTAATACTTCACCAGTATCAACTACTTCTGCTGTTAATCCCCCGTGTGTTTCAATTAAGTCTTTAGCTATATCACTTCCTTTGGATTCTGTTGAGGGGAATGAAATACCATCATAAGTATAAGTTACACTTGCTTTAATCAAATCAATCAATTTATCTTTTCCATAGATAGTAACCTCTGGTCCTTGTTTATCTATTCGGTCTATGTATCCATCAAACTCATTGCTATCCGTAGAGGTGGTTAATCCTCTTTTGATTGTAATTGGGTGACCACTTCTTAAATCAGAAATATCTGTGAATACTCCATAAGTTGTATTAATGATACAATCTTTTATTTCCTTTCCAGAAGTTTCAACTATCTTCCAAGTTGTTAATCTTGATGAAGATATATCTACTGCATTTAGTTTCACTTGTGTTTTCATCTGTAAAGCCATTTTAACCTATGTATTTTCCCTGTATAAATTTAACCTCATAAGTACATTTAAAGCCCGGTAAATCCCAAACAGTTAAGGAACTTGCTATCATTCCAGTAATGGTTCCGGTTTGGTCACTTATGAATTCAATTACATCTTGGTTTCCATCTATCAATGCTTCAAAGGCATTTACTTTAGCTCTGGTATTGGAAATTGTACCTTCTGCAAAAGTACCAACAATACTTATCATTTTAACTACACCCAACATATCAAAGACTTCTGTTTTATCACTATCTTCTGTTGGAATTGGAATTGGAATAATGTTAGCTGTCTTCTCTGGTCTAATCTGTTCGCAACCAGTTAATTCTATTCCACCTAAAGTAGGTATAGTCATTTTAAAATCCTCCGATAAATTCACTTGTTCTGTTTGACATTCCTCTTTGCATTGCATCAGCAACAGCAGAACTTATTTTGTCAATTAAATTTCTATCTATTGAACTCGCATCTAAAGCATTAATATTGATTGTTATGTTACTTTTTCCACCACTAACCATTGTTCCGGGTGTTTTAGTAGCAATAAGATAATCTTTTGGGTCTGTTTTGATTACCTGTCCCTGTGGAGTTATTACTGCATCTCCAACCCCAATGGTGGGAGATTTTATTCCAATTACATGTTTTGCTATATTCCAAATCCTTGATGAAATTCCACCGCCTGTTGATTGTCCTCCACTACCTCCGCCCATCCATCCTTTAAAATTTGCCCATAGTTCTTTGACCTTAGCTATCATATCTCTAACAAAACTTGGTATTGTATCAACAAAGAAAGTTTTAAGAGAAGTTTTCATATCACTGTACCAAGTTACTATAACTGATTTCCATTCAGCATATTTTTCAACAATTGTTTCTTTGGTATCATTGTACCATTTTTTGATTGCAATACCCCACTCACTATAATATTTCTTAATCATTGCTCCTTGTTCATCAAACCATCTAACCATTCCTCCCCAAATTTCACTACTGATTTCAGAAATTGATTCCCAAGCACTTACAAAAGATTCTTTAATACTTTCCCAAACACTACTTGCTTTTTCTTTAAATGACTCCCACCATTCAGATATGTTTTCTGGAATGTCTGAGAATATTCCTTTAATACTTTCTCCCAAAGTTCTAAATATTTCAACTAAGGTTTCTAAATCTAAAGGACCAATACCAATTGGTGGTGTTATCCCTGTTGTTGGTTTAAGTACTTCAGAAGCTGGTTTTAGATATTGTCTTGCCCATTTATAAAAAGGAATTGCCCACCTAAGCATAGCCAAAGCAAATGGTCTCAATACCATACTAAGTAAATCTCCAACTGGTCTTAATAACAATGTAAGGGTCTTACCAAATATCTTCATAGTTGCCTGTAATTGTGGACTTGCGGCTACCAATCTATCTATCCCTTTCTTTATACCAGCAACTAAAAGGTTTCCAACTGCAACTCCCGCCGCTATCTTGCCTATGCCAACTGATTGTTTACCAAGTTCTCCAGTAATCTTATTTGTTTGTTGATTACCTCCTGCCATTTTACCCATTGGTCCAGCTACTCCGCTTGTATCAAATACAATTTTTGCTTTAACTATATCTTCAGGCATTTTGTCTATCTCTTTCCTCCTTCTCAAACTTTTTAACTTCTTGTTCTATTAAGAGTAACATATCAACATCTTCCGCAAGACATAAGTCATATTCTCTTGGACTTATTTTGAATACCCTGCAAAACTGATATTTCCTCAGTTTCTCTCCAAGCCAACCAACTTCATCTATTCTTTTGGTTTGGACAGCTCTTCTGACTTTTTTGCTACATCACTCTCGGTTGGATTCATCAATGTTCCTAATCCACCAATTAACTTATCATAATCTTTTATTGAAAGATTATCTAAAGCTTGTCTTATTGGTGTTGTTCCAAATGGATGAGAAACTATACAATGGGGTAGTAATTCCACCATTAAAACTGTTTTCTTAATACCTTCCACTGTCTCTGCTTTCATCAATGCTTTATTTCTTGCTCCTGCGAGTGCCTTTTTTAACACCACTTTTCCTTGAGTTATATTTATTTCCATTTTTAATTCACCTCTGTTTTTAAACGATAGTCCACCATTTACAAGGGACTCCACCAACACCAGCTAATCCAAATCCTGTTATTGTCATCTCTATTACTCCTTCTCCACCGCCACCTTCTGCTCCTGCCCCACCTGCTCCTATTGCGACTGGAGTTGAATGACTTTCAAAGTAACAATTTTCTAAATCAAAGTTAATTACCCTATCTCCTGCCCCGGAACCTTCAGCTAAATCAAAACTTAGTGGTACTGCTGTATTCTCTGCTCCTGTGTTGGGCGTTGTAGCTGATGGGGTTCCATCAAATACTATTCCTCTTGCTTCTAATGCACTTAAAACATTACTTGCATCATTGTAAGCCATCTTTACAGCAAAAGTAAAATCATATCTTCGTACTCCAGCTACGGGTTGTGAGATTAATCTGCTACCCATACTTCTGTAAGTAAAGATATTATTAGCACCAGTTAAAGAGAAACTTGTTAGTTCTCCTACCACATCACTTCCAACACTAACAGAGCCATCAATGAATGTAAGTGGTCTGTTTGTTGGTTCTACATATGTTTCTGTACTTGTAGAACTTGTACCAGTTCTTCCAATCCAATCAGCAGTACATTTAATAGTTTCTCCGGGCAATGCGTTTATAGTGAAAGTATTAATTGTAACTCCATCATAGGTCATTACATCATCATTTGCCCCACCATCTCTTCCTACTTCTAAGGTAAGGGTGTTTACTTCATCTGCACCATATCCTATTGCATCTTTTTCTGTAATTTTAAATGGGTCACCAACAGTATTACTTCCATCGGTTGTACCAATGAAACAATATTGTAAGAAATCTGGGTCAGTAAGTTCCCAAGCTATATTTCCATTACAATCTAAGTTACCATTAACCACTTTTGTTGCGTTCCTTCCTTCACCAATACCCTGAACCCTAACCATATTATTGGTTATAGTAGCATTGAAAGAAGTTACTTTATCTACATAATCCCCGCCCGTTGGAACTCCAGCAGTTCCAAATGCTGTATCCTCTGCAAAGATTACATAAGTGCTTACTCCTCTATATTGTGAAAATGCCATTCTATTCTACCTCCTTTAAGATTTCTTCAATTAGTTCTTCTTTGCTCGTATCTCTTGCTTTTAGTTTATTCATCTTGACATAATTCCTAAGTTCCTTCATATCCATAGACTCTAAATCTTCTCTTAGACTTTTAACTTTTTCTTCTGGTTGTTCAGGTTTCTTTGAACCTCCAATGGGTTTTCCCCAATTTTTTGTATTTGACATATTTATCACCTCTATATTTCGTGTACGAATTTTATCATACAATCTTGGTTTCTTTGGAATACTTTTTGTTCTCCAAACGGACTTGACATTATTGGTCCTAAAGCAGTTGGAGTAATGAAAGGAAAGTTATAAAAGTTCTTCTTGTTATTTTGTATTGCACCTCTTATATCTGATACCATTGTTTCTACATCTGATTGGTCTCTGTCATAAGCAACTATTGTTACTCCATATTCAGATAAGTTACTACCTGCTCCAAGTACATATTCACTTGTTAGACCGGAGATTATGTCAACTGCTATTCTTGGAAAGCTTGATAACTTTAAATAAGATTGAGGAAAGTCTGGATATATCTTATCACTTGTTCCTTGGTCATAATTAATGGTGTAGGCTCCTGTTTGAGGAGAAGTGAAACTTATTACACCAGTTACATAATTAACGGTGTAATCGCTTCCAAATGCTAATGGGATAGATGCTACCGTGATATCTCTAACATTTTTAACAAGTGTAGGATTGGTTGCGAGAGTATGATTACTATCTGCTGAGAATGAGCCAGTATCTTGAGAAGTGGTAACTCCTCTATCACTAATAGAAAGGATATCTAAGTTCCTTAGGAATACTACAAGTTCTTCTTTTATGTCATATATGCTTACCTTAGCCATTCTCCACCTCTTGGTGTTATTTGAATGCTTGTATTAAATTCTTGTTGATTATTGGGATTAAGTTGTTGTTGAATGTGTTTCTTATGAAAGGAAATGGAATTGTACCTCTCTTTTTAATCGCCATAGCAACTGCCCAAGCAAGTTTTTCATTACCTAACTTTCTCCTTGCCCATCCTTTCAATTCATCAACAGGAGGCATATGTGGTGGTGTTCCGAACTCCACATACTTCCCGTGTTCAGGCATACTAATTGTGATTGTGTTTCCTTCAACCGAAGCTATTATGCCGGACTGCAATATACCGGTGTCCTTGCCATGCTCTTGGGTCAGCTTGTCCTTGAGACTCTCTTGAATCTCAATGGCCATTCCCCAAAGAGCTCTGTTGAGCTTTTTGTTGAAGTCTTCTTGATCTATTTTCATTCTATCATAACCAATCGGCAGACTGTGTAAACCATCACTGTCCCTGAGCCATAGTTGTCCAATGTTCCAGGAACGTCATAAGATTCTATAATTCTGTACTTTACACCATCTGCTGAAATCCTGTCCGCAGTCTTGACGCTATCAGCATACTTGGCCAACATTATTGCATCTCCTTTTTCTATGAATCCTGCCTTCTCAAAGTTCCAGAGCTGGGTAGTCCTCACGAAGTAAGCCTGGATAGTTACTGGCGAACCTTCCGCTATGCTCTCCTGCCCTGTTATGTTTGAAAGTGATTGAGTAGCTGGAATATGTGAAACGTGTCTGCCCCAGTCATCCAGGACGATCTGCCAACTAGCGGCAGGGAATAATTCATTGATTTGTTCATTAGCCATTATCTTTTAACCTTCTTTGCTTCCTTTGTAACTCTTTCCCAAAATTTCCTATAATCTTCATACCATCCAATGGTATCTAAAGGTCCACTTTTCTGTTTTGATTTCTTTTTGAATCTTTCTGGGCATGGCATTTTATCCGAATAAAGCGAAAGGCCGGTAGCCTCTCTCTAGCTCCTTTACTTCTAGTCTTATCTCTTCCACGCCAGCCTTTAAGTTAATATATGGCTGACCTTTAGATCCGCTGAATCCTCCAGGTAATGCAACGGTAGCGAAGTCCGTGTAAGATCCGCTTACCTTCGAAGCTACTACTCTCAGTGCAGCCAGGAGTGTTATGATTCTTTTGATTTGTCTTGGAATGGGATAAACTCCGTAAATATATTTGAAGTTGATCTGCTGGAATTTATTATTCTTGAATATCTGTTCTTCAGCCTCATCTGACAATATAAGTTTTGTTGAGTCATTGTATTGGTAAATATATGCTGGAGTGATTGGATTGCTATCAATAGTAACCGCATTCAGATTGATGAGTGGCTGGTGATCCAAGAACATAGTGTCTTTTCCGTTGCCGTCAACTGTCTCGTCCTTGTAACCTAACCTTGTGATGCGGTATTTAGATGTCGCATCAGGGGTTGTGTCGAATGCCGGACTGACTGTTATCTTGATCGCAGAATTCTCGGTGATCTCCCGGTACTGGCCTGCGCCTGTGCCTTCGTATATCCAGACCACCATTAATTGATAATAATCTACTGTCCAGGTCTTACCACTATCAGAGAATGTTGTTGTTGAGAAATCTCCATTAGCGGTTCCACTATCTTCCACATAACCGAACTGAGTGTGCCATCGTTTATAGACCTCCTCAGTTGAATCCTCTATGAATCTTTCGTAGGCATCATCTGATACAGGCCCACCGGTAGTAGGGAAGTTTATTGCATCCTTTACTTCTTGAACTGTTACAACTGCCATTTTATTTATGCTTCAGCATCAGTCACATAAACTAGGAATCTATAAACTGCTTCTCCTCTAATCATAGTTCCTATTGCTTCTGCATCTAAATCATGTGAAGTGGAAGCTATTGTGAAGGTATCGGCATCTGTAATTGTAGCTACTGTAAATGTTCCATTATAACCAACGGTTCCAGCGATAGTTACTTTATCGCCAACACTTAGATTATGATTTGCGGAAGTATTGACAGTTATGGTGGTTGCATCTCCATCTATTCCACTAATAGCTACTGTGGAACCAGCAATTACCGCTTTAAAGGTTCCAGTTACAAATATTGGGATTGGGGCATCTGTGAACGCACTTCCATCTGCAACTTTATTTGGAATTGCTCTTGGATACCACACAGCATCAGCAGTTCCTAAATCAGCTTTAACTAATATTGACTCACTGGTTGGTCCTTCGTTAGTTAAAGTTAAATCAGCAATTGCATCTCCATCAGTATAGTCCATAACTACTTTCTGCACGAAACCCTGAACATTGTCTGCTGAAGTAATTGTAAGGGCTCCCAGGGCATCAGTAGTTCCTGTGAGTTCAATTATCTTCATTTTTTCTTACTCCTCTTTGCTTTCTTTTCTTCTGCTGATTCTTCTGGCTTTTGTTCTTCCTTAGGTTCTTCCTTAAGTTCTTCTTTCTTTTCAAAACTATACCAGTAACCCTTACCTTCCTTGTCCAGCCTAACTTCGCCTTTCGGCTTCTCTTCCTTAGGTTCTTCTTTCTTATCCATTGAATCTGATTTAAGTACCATCTTTAATTACCTCCTGGAAAAAATTAAAAAAAGGGCTGATTTCAACCCTTGATTTATGCAGCTTCTCCAAAAATATATATTGTTCTTGCTTCGTTATCTGTCGCTCCTGGAAGGGTAACCACTCCTGCAGCCGAAACTGCCGCCGTGAGTAAACCATCGCTTGCACCCAAACAATTTGCTGAATACACTTTTCCAGCTACTGATGAAACATCAACTGTATCCGCATCATCAGCTTCTGATGGAGTCACAATGCTCCAGAAATTCATACCAGCCATTGGGGTAATCAGAGTAACAGTACAATTCGCAATATCTATTACAGCCATCTTTTAACACCTCGTTTATTTGTATAAGACTAATCCGCTTGCAGCGGTAGCCGTAGCACTAGTTAATGTCATCACATTACCTGAGATAGTCACTGGATCAGCAACGCCATCAGCGTCAGTTGTCAGACCTGCCCATTCCACAACTCTTGCATTGGTTATTGTAACCGTGTCGTTCTGAGCAGCTTTGTCAACAGAGTCCAGCCAGCCTAACTTTAATCCGTCATTGCCAGCACCGCCTACCGGTGCAATTTGTTTAACCGTAGCATTTACGTTTGTCATGATTAATCACCTATTAATATTAAGAAAGGAAAGATCCCTTCTTATCCAGATATTTCTGTAATTGAACTACAGAAAGCTGTGTTTTTGATGATTAATGCTTCGTAAAGCTTAAGCATAAACTTTTCACTGTCGTTGGTTTTCGCTAAGTCTTCGTAAGTCAGGTCCTGCAATACTCTCATCTCTACAATACTCATGTCCAATAAGTACATTGCTTTGCTTCCAGAAACATTACTCATGAACATGCTTGGAATAACTGGTACGTCTCCAACCATAGTATGCAAGACAATCGCTGAGAATCCCCAGAATACTTGCTGTTGAGGTTGCAAGTAACCGATTTTAGCGGTCAATAGTCCTAACAAGTCTTCATAAACTCCGCTTGAGCAGATTGCTAGGTTTGGTCTTCCGCCGTCATCAAAGGCATATCTTACTGCAGTATTAACGTCATCTAAGCCTAAAGCAGTTGTATTCTTGTCAACTGTGTTAGTGGCTCCCATTAATTGTATGATTCCATCGAACTGAGTTGCATCAGAACCAGTGTTACCATTAATCAATAGGTTTTCTTCCAATTCCCTCATCTCTCTTGTCTTCACTAAAACTTCCATTTGCTTAGCGTTCAAGGCAGTCTGATCTCCGAAAGGTCCGACAGCTCCACCTGCAGGGCTTATACCAGCTAGAATCCAACTTGGCATAGCAGCAATGGAAGGCCCAGTTACACGGCCAACAGCATATAAGAACTTAATTGCTGTGCTTTGCCTGTCAAAACCAGTTGAGGTTTCAACTAAGTCTGCATCTTCGCCTTTGGTTACTCCTCCGCCCTTAGAAATTATCTGGTTGTAGTCAGCAAACATTCCCTGGTTGGTTACTCTTGGCACTAATTCAACGAAAGGTGTGTATTTCCTTGTAGTATCCACAACTCTTGGGTCAACATATATAGGAACCATTGCATAACCAGCGGTTCCAGCTCCACCTGAGGTTGTCGTTAAGGCTTTCATGCCTACCATAGCAGTATCGTGCAGACCTTCTCTTAGATCCACTTCATACTTTAATTTACCAAAACTTTTCAAATCAACTTTTTGATAAACAGTTTTGTCTGGCAAGTTCCCAAATGATTGTGCGTAAGCACCGCCAGCTTGGAAATCACTGCCGACAGATTTTGTTCCAATTACCATATCTATCATCTCCTTTTTTTGTTTACCTGATCACTCCGAGAACTGATGATTTATCATCATCTTCGGACTTAGTTTCAGGTTGTGTTGGTGCTTGAGATTTGAAAACATCAGTGTCTTTCAAACTCTTTACTTCTTCCTTCAAAGACTTAACTTCTTCCTTTAAGTCATCAATAGCTTTCTGCTCAACACCAACTTTTTTCTTGTCCTCGTCTTTGTCGTCTTTCTTGCCATCTTTCTCCTGTTTAAGCTCTTCCTTCACTTGCTTCAATTCTTCTTTGACTTTATTGAGCTCTTTTTCCTTGTCATTAGCTTTCTCTTCTGGTTGGGACTCTTCTTCACTTGATTTATCTTCATCTGATTTAGATTCTCCTTCATCAGGCTTACTTTCATCTTGTTTAGATTCTTCTTCATCTCCCATTTCGTTCACCTCTTCTCCTTTTAAGGAGTTTTTGTTTTGTTCATCTCCCATATCATCTATGGCTTTGAGCATAATGGATTTCATTCCATAATTTGTTATTATAGAAGATGCATTAACTGGCGCTCCTGTCAATGCAACATTCAGAAGTTGCAAGTCCTCAATCAATCTGACCTTTGTTTCTCCCATGGTCTTCATTACCGTCTTTAATGGTTTGAATGCGATTGAGAATGCTTTAATAAATCCGCCTTTGATACTGTCCCACATGTCCTTGAACTTTGGACTGGCTCTGTTCAACTCTGCTTTCACCCAGAGTCCTCTGTCGTCAATCTTGGCGTCAACAATCTTTCCCACTGGGATCAGAGTGTGGCTTTCTCTCCAGGCCTCATGGTCATAGTCCAGCATGATCGTGCTGTCGTTTATCTGCTTGAACATGGACTTCAAAGCATTGGGTGTGACCAAATCATTATACAGATCAATCTCTGGAACGGAAATGTATCCAGTGATGAAATATTTCTTCCCTGATTTGGTCTCTATTTGCTCATAAGCGACTTGATCCGTTAAGAATGAATAAGATTTTTGTTTATTTTCTTTAGCCATAATGTATCACCTATTTTATTAAACTTTATAAAACCAACGAAATATTTCAATTCTTCCTTAATTCTTTAAGTATCAAGATCAACAATTCTTTCTCGCTTAATTTACTTAAATCTTCTTCAAAATCTCTTATCTCTTTGGCTGTATATTTTGATTTGTGTTCTTCTTTTACTTTTCCGTTCTTTGTGTGTTCTTCTTTTATCATTTTTATGGTGGTAAAACGTTCCTCCTATTTTCTAAATAAAGTATGCTGTTGTCAAAAATTTTAGGAGTAACAGCATCATCTGTCGTTGTCAAATCTGACTTCCATTGAATAAATCTCCCGTTGTCAGTTATGTCATCTCCATTAGCCAAAGCAGAACTCCACTCTCCCCATTCAATTCCGTCGTTACTTGTTCTTACTTTAAATGTAGTAGTTGTCCCAGTCGGCAAATTTATATTGAAAAATATTTTGTCCCAGTCTTTGTTAGGATAACCGCTGTCATAAGTATTGCTGGTGTATGTTCCAGACAGTTCATATACATCTTCTCCATTCCATTCTCTGCCAGCTCCGCCATTCCATCTTTCTGCAACTTCCGAACTGTTTAATTCTTTATCGTATATTATTACTTCATCTATATTTCCTATAAAATATTCAATTGCACTATTTCTACCGGCAATACAACAAGTATGGGTATTTGACATTGTTGCGCTTAAACTATTGTATTCAATAGTTAATGTTTTATCTACACCGTCAACATAAATATGCACACCCAACGCAGATGAACTTCCATCATAGGTGGCGATAACGTGATGCCAACTATTATCAGCATAATTTATTGGGACGTCAGTTGCTATTAAATTAGTCCAGACAGCGTTAGCCAAAAATAATCTAATATATCCATTATTGCGAACAACTAATCCCCAACCACGATAAGGAGCAGTATCGCCCATTCTTGAAATTATAGTTTGGTTACTTGAAACATTGGTTTTAAACCACGCTTCAATAGAAAAAGTTTTATTTCTTTCAAAATTAGCAATGTCCCCACAATCTACATATTCACTAACACCATCAAATAATAAACAATTATTTAATTTACCAACTACCCAATTATCATCTAACATATTACTTGTCGTTCCATTTCTTAAATTTCCAGAACTATCTGCCACATTTGTTCCTTCTGTTTCATTCAAATGCCAACAAGCATAGCAACTTATGCCGGTTCCAAATAAACTAACTCCTCCGCCTTCGTCAGAAATAGTTTGTGTTTTATCGTGAGTTCCTTTGTTAAAATCTGCTTCTGTCGTCCATCTGACTTCTGTTGTCTCTATTGGATAAGTTTTAAGAGCCTTCTCTATTATTTCAACATTATTGATTCCGTCTGTGATTTTAATAGATTGTAAATCATTGCAATCAACATCACTCTCGCCAGTCACAGTCTGGTCCTCAATATTTTTCTCGCTGTCATAAGTGAAGCTGTAAAAGACATACTTCCTTACCGCATTCTCTTCACAATTTTCGCACAGATAACTATACTTGCACCCTTCGTGATTGGTGTATTCAAGTTTTATACTGCCTACTATATAACCTTCTTGTTGCTTTATTACATTAAGTTTTTCTTGAACTGTTGTCATATTTAATCAACCTCGTCATAAGCCACAGCTACAAACAGTTCGTTGGCAGCGGCCATATTTATGGTATTAACTACTAAGCTTTCGTTTGTCCCGCCAGTAATGTTTATTGGCATCCAACTTTGAATCGCTTTAGCTTTATCAAAAAAGTTTCTCCAAACTAAGACTCCGGCATCATTGACGAAAGTGAGTCTCGCACAACAGGCATTCGTGGCGGAGCTATCGATTAGTATTCCATGAATTTTTAATCTCTTTCCAGCTGTTGGCGTCAAGACATTTTCATTTACTAACTGGCCTATAAATTCTATTACCTTTGTCTTAGGAGGGATTGCATCCACAGGCAATCTGTTTGAATCACTTATTTTATTTCCATCGCCGTCTGTTAAAGTTACTCTTCGAGCTTCAGCAACATTCTCATAAGTATACTGCCATTGTTCTTCAACACTTTTCTTATTGTCATAAGTCATCTTTCTTTAGCCGGTATCACTGGTTTCTTCTTCCAGGGCTTCTCCTTCCATGGTTTCTCCTGCCATGGTTTGTCTCCACTTTCTTTTTCCTTTGGTTCTTCCTGCTTAGTTTCGACATCTTCATCCTCGATGCCTTGCTCTTCTTCTAAATTCTTCTCCTCGAGAGGTTCTTCTTCCTGGATTGGGATTACACTATCCTCGATTTCTAAGGCTCGGACAATATTTGTTCTTCCGCTGAAATATCTCTCTATGAACATGATGTTTTCTTCTGCATTCTCCTTCTTTGGAACCATTGTCTTGATTATAACTACCCCATCATAAGTGTAAAACTCATAATTAGTTGGGTTCTCCTTTGCGAAGACCGTGTTCTGGTTGAGATACTTCGTATGGAACACTTCCCACTCAACTGTGATTATCATCTTTTAATGTCTTCCTCCTTGACAAATCTTACAACAGTCCTGCAATTCGGATGGAATGGTGGAGATTGTGCCCTGACTGTTGTGTTCCTTACCCTCACAATGAAATCCTTATCTAATCCTATTGATTGCTCTTTAGATCCGTACTTCCTATGTTCACCTTTACAAATATCACTGGTTACTCCATCAAGAATAACACTAACATATTTCTTTAATTTCAATCCCGTCTGCCTGGCTCCTTCCAGGCTTCCGAAGTTGTTTGCCCTGATCTGCTCAGTTCTAAGGACTGTCTTTAATCGATTGGCGAACTTCTTATCCTTGAATACGTCCCTTATTCTTTTCTTGAGTTGCTTGACATTCTCTTTGTTAATCATTCCTCTTGATAGCTCTCCCCTAAGTGATTCTCCGATTGCGTCAGTGTGCTGTTTCATGTTATTGTTGACGTAATCATTCAAGAAATTAACATCCTTATCGCTGGGAATGAAGTTCATGTTGAACTGTATCTCGGAGCTCTCTATTCCTTTATGGTATTCTCCAGAAATAAAGTTGCTTATCCTTTGGCGGAACGGCTCGAGATTGACAACATTAACCAGTTTCTTAACTATCCAATCAATAATATTCTTCTGTTCGATTTCAATTCTAGCTTGATTCGCCATTTCATCATTGCAGTTCATGTTCAGGAATCTTGTCAACCAGTTGAAGTAGATTATCTCCTACTTCATCAATATATCCTTCGATCTCCTTCAAAGGACTCTTAGGTTCTTCTGGCTTGGCTTTCTTTGGTTTCTTAGGCAAAGCCTTCTCCTCTGGTTTCTCTATCTCCTCTTTTTCCTCAGCTTCTTCTGGTGGTGGCATTGGTGATCCTCCGAAAGGAGACACTTTCTCCTTAGTCAAATCTCCAAATATGCTAGGCCCTAATTCTTCTTTCCCTTCTTCCAGTTCATCAACATTGATATCCAACTCCTTAGCTGCCATAGTTGGGGTCTTTACTCCCATCTTGATCTCTTGCTCTAGTATATCATGCTTCTGCTTGTCTTCATCAGCATCATAGATATCGAAAGTGAATTCTAAAGGAATATCAGCATAGTCCGGCAATTCCCTTCCTTTTGCAAAGAACTCAGTCATAAGCTGAGTGTTAATGTGATATTGAAAGACCTTGAGCAAAGGAATCAGCGCCTTTCTCTTTGAAAGCTTGACTTGGGACTGGTCGGTTGCCTTGTTGACAGACTCAGTGAAACCCATCTCGCTGGCGGTCACTCCGAAGCACATCCACAGCACTTTAGTGAACCATTGCTGCTGAGCCAGGAGTTCGATGTCCGATGCTTTGTATTGGAATGGTGTGAACTTGATCTCATTATTGTAAATAGGAAATTGATAGAAGCGCTTCCTCTTCTGACCGAGCTTGTCAGTGTACTTGAACTGCTGCTCGAAGTTCTCCCTGAACTGCTTGATGTGTTCTGGCTGTGCGCCAATCAACTGGATGGCACCCTCTGGCATGTTGTTGTTGGTGAAAAAATCCAGACTGAACTGCACTCCATAAATAAGATTCAAGATGATTTCTGCCAGGATCTCAACTCCGCTCCTGCCATAGATACTGTCCCCTCTTGGATTCTGCATGAAATAGATTATCTCTCTTCTTCCGAAAGGAACCGGTAAGGAGCCTGCCGTCCAACCATATTGAAAGTAAGCTGCTTGATCCTTGTAAAGTATCGAATAAGTCTTCATCATTTGCTGCTGTGCGATTGATGGAGATCCGCCGAAGCTTATGTTTTGTCCAGTGAAGGCATCAGACAGTGGCGCAACGAACTCAGCCCTGTCCCCTATGTAGCCGTAGATGTCTGGGTTCTTTAGGAATGTTGATCCGTCCCTGCCGAATATGTGCTTCAGCTCGCCCATTCTGTTGAAAACCTTGACCATGACTCCGCTGTCCAACTCCAGGATGTCTGTGATGATCTGCCTCATTATATGCTCGAAGCTTTCCTCGTTGCCGTTCGGATTCCTAAAGAATTTGGTGACATCATTTATCTTTTCAGAATAATCAACATTGTCCTCGTTGAACTCTTCCTTGACTCTTATCTTCCAGCCGACAGCAATCGCTTCATCGCACAGAGTCTTGACAACAGAGAAAATATAAGGGTTCTTGGCTAGCTTCTTCAAGTAGGGAAGATTGACCTTTCGAGGCATCCCATACGGTGGTTTCACTCCTCAATTAAACTAATGCTTAACTGATATAGAGAAAGTTTGGGATATAGGCCTTGAATATATCGTCATTATCTGTTTCCCTGGTGATTCTACCAATGGAAATATTTTTAAGTTCTGTTCCTGTCTTTTTGAGATAATTCCAAAATCCGATTTTTCTACCTCCTTCTTTTTATGATGGACTTTAAAATGGCAAACATGACACAAAGTAATCAAATTTGAAGTGTCATAAGGATTAAAACATTCCTCTCTTGGAATGATATGATGTGCAACAATATTCTTTTTAGAATCGCATAATTGGCATTCATAATTATCTCTTTTGTAAACTTCATCTCTTACAATTATCCATTCTTGAGTTCTATAAAATTTACATCTTTCTGGTGTTGAGCCATCAATATAAAAAGGATTCAACTCAGGATATTCTTTAAAAACTTTTGATCGCCATTTTCCTCTGCATTCATTGGAACAACAAATTCCTTTTCCTTCCTTGATCTTATATTGTGGAACATAAAATTCTTCATGGCAAATCCGACAAGAACGATACTCTCCAGTCATTCTTTTCTGAGGAGCAGTTCTATGCAAAGCTTCTAATCTACAAGAATTTGAACAAAACTTTCTGTTCTGACTTTTATAGCTATCGAACTCAGAACCGCATTCTTCACAAATTATTGATAATTGCATGAATATGAGTACCCCTGGGCCCAAAGCAGCAAGAGCCGGAGGGGATTTGATGTTTGAGGCAAATATCTATCTGGCAACTCCCTTGTGGGGCAAAGCAGCTAAATATTTAAGTTATTGATTCTCCCCAACTTTATAAAACCAACGATTTCTTCAGAGCATCCCAGTCAGTTTTGATTAATTTGTTCTGCTTCTCCAGGAACTCTATCTGTTGCTTGATCTGTTTCTTCTTAATAATTTTACCTAGATTGTTATTAAGAGCTACTAATGCTTCATTGAGTTCCCCTTTCTTGTTTCCTTTTTTAAAATATTTCTCTAAATATTTCTTTGCATCATTCAATATCTTTTCTGGAACAATATCTTCTTTAAGTTCTTTGAGTCTAGCTAACTCATTCTCCAAGTTACTCAACTGCCCTTCGATTGAATCCTTCTGGTTCTTGATGAAGCTTTTCAGTATGTTTATCTTATCCTTATCGACATATTGGTGTGTCTTCTGCTTCATGTGTCCGATCCTTATGCTCTTCTTCTCATGGGGTATCGAAAGCTCATTTGTTGTGTCCACCTCAATCATCAATGTTCCGTTCTTCTGCAATTCAAACTTTTTCACTTCTTTTAACATTTTATTTGCCTCCTTGTTTTTTATTTTTAGGATTCCATATCGGAATCTTTAACCTGATTCTGCATTTGTCACAGTATTCCCGTTTACCTCCGATCTGTTGAAGAATAAATCTTTTACCACAACTTTTACATTTAATTTGTCTATTGAATATTTTTGCCATACCTTTATGTCCTTGTTTATCCACTACCTTAGGGATCTCTTCCATCACATCAAATCTTCTTTTCATTGTATTGTCGCCCCCGTGTCAGGATTTAGACTCGAGTAATTTTTATCGAGGAAGCAAGGTAATACGCTCCCCCGGACGACTTTCCCGAGTTGGTCAATTCCCTTGTGAGGATGAATAATGCCCTGACAGGATTTGGCGATTATTTATTGAACGCTTTTCTCTCATGATAGCTCATATCGTCCCACAACAATATCTTACCCATCATCCTTACTCTGAAAGTTTTTAAACATTTCTGGCATTCAAATACTAGTATTGTATCGCCTACTTTCTTTACTCTATATCTGCCAACCGTCCTGGGAACCTTTACTTGATGGCCTCCTTTGAATGGAATGCAGTACGGGCATCTTAAATAACTTATTTTTGTCATCTTAAACCGAAATCTAGTATAACCTCATCATCAGTTTTCCATGTGAAGTAACATAAAGCGTCTGCGAAGTCTGGACTCTTGTTCTCTGGATCAATAACTTTTATCTTAGCTGAACTAGTAAGTTCCCATCTCATCTTCATCAGTTCATTGATAAGCTTCTTTTCCTCAGGAATCTGAATCCTTCCTCCGTCAAACAATTCTTTTAATCTAAAATATTGCTCTGCTTTCCTATTTGAGAACCTCTTCTTCTTGCTCTCTGATTGACGATCATGTATGCGCTCATTCTTCTGTGGAAGGAATTTCGAGCCTGAGCTTCCAACTCCTTCTCCGAAGTGACAGGCATTAACTGTAACAGATTCATTCTCTAGGACTTCCTTGACTCTGCTCACAACTCCGACTCCTACTCCAATTGTATCAATGTTGATCAGATTAGCACCTTTCTCTTTGTACCATTCAACAATCTTCCCGGCGATCTTCATGTTCTCAGACTTCGGCTCGTAATAGATGTCCACAATCATGAAGCAGTCCTCATACTCATAGCCCCACATTATCACAGTCCAATCCAGTCCCTTATCAGCCACATCGCAGCTGATTATCTTCCTGCCATCCTTCCAAAGCTTGACATTCTTCTTACAGGCTTCCTGGAGCTTCTGGTAGTTGAATAAACTGTCCTCTGCCTCGTCTGGGAACTTGGAATCATATAAAACAATAAACTCTAAGGTTGACATTCCCCCGTATTCCTTTGCCTGCTCCATAACGAATCTCTCAGTTGTCCTACCTTCCTTGACAGCTTGCCGCCAACCTATCTTAATCACATGCCATTCTGGATCTATGGAATGCTCATAAGCCTGATTATCTTTATTCCAAGGGTTGTAAAGCTCAATCTGCATTCCATCATCGGGATTGTCTCCAAGCATACGACCGCTTTTGATATAAGCATCTCTATTTATCAGACAGGCTTCATCCCTTACTACAATATCCGCTCCGAACCCCATAAGTCTGTTTGCGTCTCCCTCTCCAGAGAAGACTCTATACTCTGCTCCAGTTATGAATGTCATTCTCTTTCTGCTTGCTTCCTTAGTTATCCTTATGTCTCCTTTAGAACTAATCATCGCCTTCTTCAGCAAACTCAGATCACTAAATATAAGCTCAGCTAGGTATTGCCTCAGGATTCCTGCCTGCTCTTGCTTCGGCCCTAGGAAGGCTATCTTGACCGGAACCCCAAAATCTATAAGCAAGGCAAGTCCCCAAGTCACACATTGGCTCTTTCCGTAACGTGTCATTGCAGAAACAGATATCTTATTGTATTCTCTAAAAGCTATTTTCCTGACTATGTCTTCCTGGCCTGGAGTGATATCAATACCCCATTTATGCTTGACCAGAAACTTTACGTCCTTTTTTCTTATTATCTCCTTTAGGATTTCTTTGTTTTCCATGTATTTCTTTATAGGCGTCAGCTAAGGAGTAGTCTGTCTTGACATTGACTAGTTCAGCCACCTTCTCCTTGTAGTTGAAGTTCTCCATGAACTTAGTAAACTTCTCTTGTCCATCAAAGAAAACTCTTGCAGCTTGGATTTTAATTGAACTCGAACCAGATTTCATTAGCTTGATAAGTTCTTTTAATGCTGTTTGAGAATTCATGTTTAATTCCTTACCCATCTTTTCAACATCTGGGATACCAAATTTTTTGATATATTGCTTCTTCCAACGAACAATATTGCAGTGAACCGTGTTTAGCTTATTTGCTGTCTCTACTGGTCGAACATTCCAGAATCCAAGACTATCGCAAAGTCTGAAGACCTCATCCCTTAATTCTTTGTTCGATAGCTTACCGTTCACTTTTATACCTCTTCTTTTTATTATCCTGAAGTAGTTGTACTAGTCTTTAGTAGCTCTTCAAAATAATTAATCAAACTGCCTATTCTGCAAATTTCTTCATCGTACCTGTCAAAACTATGTAAAAGTTTGTCCACTCTGTTATGATACATTCTTGCTTCGGGGTTCACTGCTGTTGGTTCATTTGGTTTTTCATCAGAACTAGTTATTTCAACTTGATTCTTTAGTCGTAGTAGTCTTTCTCTTGTTTCAATCAATCTACTATGAACCTCCTCAAATCTTTTCTCAACCTGCTCTAAGTCCGAACAAGCTCTTTTTTTTGGTTCTTCCATTTTTATCAATCCTCCAGTTTTTTTATTTCTTTTCTTTGTGCCTCTGTGACTGGTATGAATAAAGCAAAGCTTTCCTGCAGGTTAACAAAGTCATCCCTGACTATGCACAGTTGATCTCCATCAATAAAGCATTTCATCCTTTCTTCACCTTAGGTTTCTTCTTTTTCTTGGCTTTTAATTTCTTAATCTGATCAGTCTGTAAGTTTATTTCGTTTTCTAAGTGGTCTACATTTAATCTGAGTTCCTTGGTTTTTTCTTGTTCCTTTTTAAGTTTCTCCTTATCAGTTTCCCCCATATAACTTTGCTGATGTCCATTTGGGCAATAAAAAGAGCTCTTATTCTTTCTCAATACTACGTCATGTTCTTTATTAATCCAAAAAGAAATTCCACAACTTATACAGCTATGTTCTATTAATTCTATGTTCATCCTTTCTTCACCTCTCCTTTCTTTAAAATCTTAATCTTTCCTTTGCAGTGGGGACAATCAATAGTTCTCTCAACACTAACATCCATTTCCTTATCTAAAATATCTTTAGATTCTTGGTCTGTCTTGTTAATAGCGTTTAATATCTCCTGCTCGGATATTGCAGTTAATAAAGTTAAATCCTCTAAATTAGATTCAGCCAGTATTTTCTTAAATTCTTCTGCATCTAGTTCTTCGTTATGAGAGCCACGAAGTTTATTCATACTTTGTCTTAAGATCCTTCTCTGATTGTCTGTTAATTCCTTTCTTAGAACTGGTACTTTAGGTAAATTCATCTCTTTCGCTACAATCAATTTCTGTTCTCCATCAGCTATTAAATAGTTCATATTCGTTATAATAGGCATGTTCCAACCGAACTTTTCTATATTTTTCTTTAAAGCAGCTTTCTCTTTGTCCGTCATACTATTTGGATTTTCTCCATCTGTTTTTAACTTATTAATATCTACCCATTCCCAATTTGTTTGTTCAATTTTTATCATTCTAAAACCTCCTCTTCTTCATAAATCATATTTAAACTGAACATTATTTGTTCTACATCTTTGCCCATTTCATGAAGTTCAATTACGTTTTCTATAAATTTTCTGTTTGCTTCCATTATTCAAACACCTCATCAACACATTCTTCCATAAGATTAAGTGCTGCTTTCTTGTCATAAGTTGGTGGTAATGATTCTAGGAATATCTTTACTGCTTCTTTTACTTCATCAAATCCAGAAAGTCTTAATCCATCATTTGGTGAATTGCTTTCTGCATACCACAAAATCTCCTTTCCTTCTTCATTATTAAGCATATCTTCTGTTTTAGTTATGCTTATCCAGTGTCTATTCATATTTTCACCTCAATATTTTAAATTCCCTATGTTTTCTTGGTCAGATGAGTATTTTTCATCTGCTCTCCAGTTTCCTTTGTTTCCGAATTTTGCTGGGTCTGTTCCTTTGCTAAGCGAATCTGCAAAGGGTGGACTGAATGCAATTGTGTCAATTGCCCCCTCCTCTCCAGCTAGCTTCTGAAACACCAAAACATCCTCTTCTAAAGGATAAGGATGTGGTTTACCTGGATATTTCTTTTCATACTTTTGAATAGCATTTGTAATCCAGAAGGAAGGATTTGTTATTTTTCTGTAGTGCCTAGTTTTGTAAGTAAAACCTGCTTTTTCTACTAGTTTTATTGTGTCTAAGTCTAATCTAATTTGTACTCCTTTTCTTACGAAATTCTTTAAAACTAAAATCATAAAACCTTGATTGCGTAATACTTTATAACACTCAAGATAAATCCTATACATCTCAGTTAGGTAATTTTTTCCTTTCTTATTTCCTAAATTCTTTTTGTCTTTTGAATAAAGCCATTTCTCATTTCCACCCATATCCGCAAATAATTGATGATTTGTTCTATCTTCATCAGCTAATCTATTTCCATAAGGAGGACTTGTTATGATTGAATCAATCTCTCCATGAGGAAGATTTCCTAAGTTATTTTCATCTGGAGAATATTCAGAAAAACAATGCCAAGTTTCATCATAATTTTTTTTGTATCTTGGATCTCCTTTAGCAGAAAGATAAGCTTCCATTAAAATATTTCTTTTCTCTGGATATTTTTCAGCGAATTTGTCAGCTCTTTCTTTGAGTTGTTTTATATCCTGTTCCTTGCAGTAAACTCTATCTTTTAACTTAGGATCCTTCCAATGACCTTTCTTTGCAATACCGCTACCCCTTTGAATTGCTTCCGAGTAGGGTGGAGAAGTAATTATCTGATCTACTTGGCCATAATCCATATTGCTTATATTATTTTTATCTTGAGAATGAATCTTATTTAAAAATCCCGAACCGCCTTTAACTTTATTTTTATCCCATTGTTCTTTTTGTTTCTCTCCTTGATTTTTATTTTCACAAGGATTACTATTGGCGAAAGGCGGACTAAAAATAATAGAGTCTGGAATATCTGCTTTCGCCAATACTTGCGAAAGCTCTCTAGAATCTCCTTTTAAAATAACTCCTTTTCCTAAAGAACACATAAATTTCATTGATCTCTCTGTCTTTTTTATGTTTTCAGTTGCCATATCAACAAACTTCTGTTCATATTCAATACCTATTACATTTCTACCCAATAACATCCCTTCAATCAATGTGGTGCCGATTCCTGCCATTACATCTAAAATAAGTTCTCCGGGCTTAGAATAGCGCTTTATTATTTCTCTACATAAGTGTAAACTCATCTTAGCTGGATGAGAAATTGACTCTTTAGTATAGCAAATCAAATTTCTCTTTTCAGAACCAAACTTCCAAATATCTTTAAATTCTGTTTTCATTTGGCCATCACGATCATAACTCCTTCTTCTCCTAAGAACCTTTTCGCCCTTGATTTCTGTGTCTCAATTTCAATCTCAATATCACAAGTTAAATCAACAATATCAACTCTCCTTAAAACTCCGTTCCTGTCTTTATAATTTCTAACAGCTTCCGTTATAAATTTATGATTTCTTAATTTCAACTCTTGACAAATCTTTTTCTTTTTATTCTTATGGGCATTTGATTCTGCATCGCTCTTATGAACTATATTTACTTCTCTTTTAAAATATAGTCCTTTTGGAGAATGATATCTTCGGTATACCTTTAGCTCTGATTTGCTTAAAATATTAGAATTACTATTCTGCCTCAACATCAAACATTCACCTCTTCCTGATGGGTAATTCAGAAGATTATATAAATTTATCCTTTCTTTGCTTTTGGTTTTTTGATTTTTCCACAGGTTACTTTCAATTCTCCGCTAATAACAATATATCTCTTGTTGTTTTTTTGGGCTATTTCAAGTGCATGTTTAAATTTTATTAGTGTTTCATGTGAAGTGTCCGGTGGGAGTTGAAAGACAAGCAACTCTCCTTTCTTTGGCTTTCTGATCCTGGTGTACTTGCATTCAATTATCTGTGGTTTCTTCTCGAACATTTAGAGTACCTCCTAATTTATTATCTATATTCTTCAAACTATTCTTTACATCAGACAAGTCCATCATCAGCTGCATCTTTAGAACTTTGATCTCTCTGATAAGTTCTTTCAACAAGTCTTCTGTTTCGTTCATTTTAACAAATCACAATCTTTTGAAAACAATAATAATCAAAAGTATAACTACACATCTGTTCTGATCTTGTGCTTGCAACCATTCTTAAAATTGTTTCCAGTAATTTTAATTCTCCTTCTGGACATTTCTTAAAGATTATCTCGGCCATACAGAAATATTCTTTCTTTGCTTTCTTTAAAGATATTGGTTTTCCTTCTTGATTATATATTTGAGCTGAACAAAAATCCTTTCTATTTTTAATCTGTTCCTCCCAAACCCCACAAATCATCATCCTAACCAATTCTGCTCCGGTAGCCATTATTTATTCCTCCATGATTATTTAAATGGGCGGGAGATCACACCTTTCGATGAATAGGAAAAGAGCGAACTCGAAACCTGTCCCACATATAGATGTGACTTCCTCTACCCTATTTAATTTTATGCCTTCTCCATGATCTTGGGAACCTGACCCTTCTTCCATCCTTTCTTGATTACTTCAATTATCTCCGGGTTCTTCCTTGCTTTTCCTAAGTCTATTTTCAGTTCCTTTGCTAACTTAATCATCTGCTCTTTGGTGTACAACATTAGGAACTCTTCCGTTATCTCAAAGTGTTTATTTAATTTAACACCTATCTTTTCAGCAGCCATCCTTAGTACTTCTTCATCCATATTGTAAAATATATTCTCTGCTAGTCTCTTTACTTCATCAAGTACTTGGCCTTTTGCGAATAGTTTCTTCATCTTGTCTTCCATTCCTTTACTGTGGTCTGGCTCAAAGTGATTCATAAGATAATAAATCACAACCTTATCAGATAACGGCCCCGGCTTGAGCATTTCTTTGCATTTACCTATCAAGAAAGCTCTCTTGAACTCTGAAACTTTGCTCTTTAGTTTCTCCCTTCTATCTAAGTTCAGTGTTTTTCTTGCTTCCTCATTGTCTTCTGGAGTTGATTTTATATCATCTTTCTCCTTAGTCTTCTCCTTCTGAGGATCCAGTGCATAAATATCCTTATCCAATCCGCCTGCTGTAAAATCAACAACAATCGCAGCTCCTTTGCTCCCAGGTAATGATTTGACTACCCTTGGATATCTGTCTTCCCAGCTACCTATCCTAACAGCGTTTGGATATTCCTTCCTTATCTCTTCTTCGCTACTGAAGACCATTATCTTTTTGTCCCTGAGTTTCTTTCTTTCTGACTCCACATAAGCAGCCATCTCTTTCCTAAAAGCTGGGCTGTCTATCAAGTCGTGATCAACGTCAGATTTTGGGAAGAGTTCCTGTCCCAAGCTACTAAGTAAGGTCTTCTGTTTACTTCCAAATCCATACTCATCTCCGGGCCTAAACTTAAGTTCTCCGAAGTCAACCTTCTTCATCCATCTGATCTGATCGGAGAAGTTCTGCACAGTCAGGTCCCAGTCTATGATCTCTTTCATTGCCTCTTTCTGCTGGTCCTTGTTCATCTGACAAAGCAACTGTGCATGACCAATCTCAAGCTTTCTTTTATTAACTGCATCCCAGCATGATTGGTCAAGCTTCAGTAGATTTATTCTTCGCTCTATGTATTCTATTGTCTTCCCCAATTTTGTTGCTAGTTTTCCAGCAGCAAGTCCTGTCTTTTTTAGATATCCATTAAAGGCTCTTGATTCTTCCATTGGTGTTAAGTCTTTTCTCTGGATGTTTTCTATCAGCTTTACCTCTTCATGGAAATTCTTATCCTTAGATGAAAGTTCTATTGTTGGTACAACTTTCAAACCAAGTTCTAAGGCACATTTTAATCTCCTTTCCCCAGCAACCAATTCTTTCTTTGAATTAATTACTAGGGGATGAAGTATCCCACATGCGGTAATAGAGTTCCTAAGCTCTTCCATGTTCCCAAAGTCTTTCCTTGGGTTACTCACTACTTTTATCAATTTTGGGTCTATACTTTCCATTTTATTTACCTCCATTAACTAAATCTTTTATTGTTTCTGCATCGTTCAAGATCTTAATGCAGTTGTTAATTGTCTCTTCCTGGTCGTATTCAGGGCAGTCTGGACACACTGGCCTAGGGCAGGTTACATCAGGGCATCCTCTGCCTTCTCCGTAGAAAGCTATGAATCCCCAAAACAAGCCTACAATCAATGTCGCAACAATTATTATGATGAAGTATTGCCATTTGATTTCCATTTTCATTCCTCCTTCTTCTTTGCTTCTTTTTGACATCCCCTGCAGAGTGTTCTTTTGTAAAATTTAATGCTATAATCTGCCACTACTTTAGGAATATCTACTCCACAACTATTACAGATCAAAGGAACCTCAACACTTTCATCAAGCTGCTTGTTTGCTTCTGGTTTTTTACTTTCTGCCTGAGTTTCGTGTGAAATTTCGTCTATGCTGCACATTCCAATATTTGTAGCAAATCTTAAAGCTCTTGCTATGGCCCTAGTTTCAGCCATCCTTAGTTTGTGCTTCTTGACCATCTCATTTACATTGTCATTATCTGCATCTCCCCATCCAGTAAAGGTATTTATGTTTCCCTCCTTATCTTTCAGTTCTACTATTGCTTTGAAGATTACTTGTTTCTCGTTGGATCTCTCATCCATCTCTGTTTCTATCTTGCTTAGGCCTTTCTTATGCGCTTCATCTAACAACCCTTCAAACAAGACGAATTCCTTGCCTTGTAGCTTTTTTATAAATTTTTTATCCACCATTTTTAACCCCCATTAATTTTTTAAGTACCCTGTTTCTTTCTATTGACTTTATAAATTTTATGCCTTAGATAGATGGGGAAAGGATGAAAAGGGTGTTCTAATCCCTAGTGTGCCTCCCCCACCTATTATCTGCATCATCACATCTTCTCCACGATCTTCTCTGCAGTCAACAGCACCACGTCTCCTTCCTCTAGGCTAAGACGTTTGGCCAGTTCGCTTCTCTCCGGTGTTACCAGGTAAGTGTAATTGTTAACCTTCAAATATAGAGTTCCCCGTCCTTTCTCTCCTTTTTGCTTTACTCTTGCATTCTCTCTAAAAGTCTTAGTTTCCAATTCCTTTCCCAATTCTTCTTTCTTTCCGATTATCTCGGACAATCTTTTCCAAAAACTCATCTTTATTTCACCTCGTTTAGTTTTTTATACTCGCCCAGCCGAACAAACAACAAATACCTTTTAACTTGGTTGTCAGAGGTAAGGTTCTTACATCGTTACAAGCGTTTGCCCGTTTTAACTTGATGGCCGTTTAGCGTAAGTTACCTAACACACAAGCTCAACAAGTGCTGTTTAGCGATTATTTTGTCTGCGCCCCTGCTTTTTCTTTAGTTTTTTCATAGATTATCTTACAATCTTCATCAGCAACTATTACAAATATAAACTCTTCTGTTGGACTATTTATTTTAAATCTTCTTTTGATTTCTGATACTGTTATTCTAACTTCTCTCATTTCTGCACCTCTGATGTTTCTAAAGACTCTAAATATACAATCCCCTTTCTTGATAAATAACCTTGTTCTCTGAAAAACTTTATATCTCTTAATGTAAATCTGGCTAATAACTTTCTTTTTTTTAGGTAGTTTGTGTTCGCCTTACAATCACTACAAAACTTATTTATGTAGTTACTGTGACCACATTCTTTACAAATTGGGAGTATTGCTTCTTCCTCAAATACTCTAATTTCTGTTTTAGTTTCCATCATTCCTGCACCCCTGCTTTCTTAATCTCTTTGACTTTATCATCAGCTTTATTCCAGTTATCATAAGCTTTCTTCTTGTCATCATAAGCTTTATTCCAGTCATCATAAGCTTTATTCCAGTCATCATAAGCTTTCTTCTTGTCATCATTAGCTTTCTCTAAATCTTCTTTTGTGTATTTCATTTCTGCACCCCTGCTTTTTTTAGGAAGAGGGTTTTGTTGAATTTATCTCTTAGTCCGCC